ATTCTTCCAGAGAGGAGTATATCTGGCTCCCCCGGCAAGACCAACTTTTAGACTTGTTATGGCCCGGGTTTAATAAGATGGAAAGAGGCGACCCGGTGTATTTGATCTGGGAGCTAGCCGACGAAACGAAAGGGGAAAAGCGCATGCAAAATCGTTGGAGAAAATTCCTATCACTGGAGCAACTATATCTGGCCATGGTGATGCAGAGAATGCACAAGAAGCGGTGGAACGGGGAAGAGTGGGTAAAGATATGACCGACGAAACCAGCCCCGCCACCCTCATCGGCCAGGTATCGCAGATCAAACTGATGGCTGACGGTTCATGGCGCCTCTACGTCGACGTCCAGATGGAGGACATCCCCCAGGGCATCGAACGATGGGCGCATGAGCATGTCGGCTTGGTCGTCGTGGACTACCGGGCGGTCCAGAAGGAAAAGGGGAAGACCGGGAAGCGGCAGGCCACAGGAGAACCGGTCACATTGAAACGGGGTGGGAAGAAGGAGAAGCCTAATGGGTGACGAGATCTGCGTAGGCCGCAAAGAGATCATAGCGTTCTTTAAAGAACTCAAACTGGTGGGGAAGGACACGAGCGTCAAGGACGCATGGGTGACCATATACCGGTGGAAGAGGAAGTACGGCATATTCGACCTCTTCCACCGTCGCCCGAATGGCAAGCCGATGGTTGTCAAGGCCGAAATCCGCTTGTGGGTGGAGAAGACGCAGAAGTTGAACCGACTGGCAGAGAGGCGGGAGAGAGAAAAGCACCAAAATATATAGAAAATCTATATAGTAGTCCCTTTGTAGCCCCGATACACCCTTATACAATCTGTCGTATGTGGCAGTTCCTTGTTACTCTTGTGTATGGCCAGTTACGCAGAGAACTCAGCACAGGCCGCCCAGGATGTAGTCAACCTCCGTCTGGAGGCCCTTGATAAGGCCGGTCTCACCTTCGAATACACCATCAAGCTCATCAAAAAGGAACTCAAGGCCAAGAAGACCGAGCGTCTCAAGGTCAAGGGTGCCGTCAACCCCGACAACGTGGGTAAGGACCGCAGGGTACTCGCCACCTCCGGGACCATCGAGACGGACAAGGACGGCGACCAGTATTACGGTGACGGCGACACGGTCATCGAGTGGGACGAGGTCGACTGGACAACCCGCCAGAAAGCCCGCATGGACCTGCACAAGCTCCGGGGAGACTATCCCACGGAGAAACAGGACGTTACCCTCAGCGGCAATATCGTTGTCAACACGGGCGTGCCCCGCAGCTTTGACGGGGTCAAGAAATGACGATCCACGTTGACACCGGCTACGTGCCTCAGCCCAAGCAACAAGCCATGCACCTGTGCACTGCCAACGAGATCCTCTTCGGAGGAGCTGCCGGTGGCGGCAAGAGCGCAGCGCTTCGTGCCGAGGCCCTTGATTGGTGCCTGAGAATACCCGGCCTGCAGGTCTATCTGTTCCGCCGTACCTTCCCCGAGATCGAGAAGAACCACATTCTCCCCTCGTTACAGGAATTCCCGCGAGCCCTCGGCTCATTCAAGAAACAGGACAAACGATGGGAGTTCGCCAACGGGTCCATGCTCCACTTCTGTCACTGCCAGTATGAACAGGACGTTTTCAACTACCAGGGCGCAGAGATCCACATCCTCATCATGGACGAGCTGACCACGTTCACCGAGTTTCAGTACGACTATCTCCGTGGCCGCGTCCGCTGCACCCTCAACATCCCCGACGAGATGCGCCACAAGGTCCCGGGTATCGTCTGTGCGAGCAACCCCGGCGGGATAGGCCACGAGTTTGCCAAACGTCGGTGGGTGGACCGGGGAGAACCCATGGAGCTATGGCGTGCCCCGGACGCCGAGGGCGGCATGCTGCGCTGTTACATCCCGTCAAAGCTCGAAGACAACTTCGTGCTCATGAGGACCGACCCGGGCTACATCCACCGCCTCGACGCGCTCCCCGAACCGTACAGGACCGCATACAAGGAGGGCCGGTGGGACATCTTTATCGGCCAGGCCTTCAACTTCAACCGGGTGCATCACGTCATCGACCCGATTGAGATCCCGAACTATGCGCCCATCTATATGACGTTCGATTGGGGTTTCGGCGCGCCGTTCTCAATCGGCTGGTGGTGGACCGACGCCGACGGCCGTCTGTATCGCTTCGCCGAGTGGTACGGCTGGAACGGCACAGTCAACCAGGGACTCAGACTCGAAGACTCAGAGGTAGCGCGGGGGATCAAGGAGCGCGAAGAGAAGCTCGGGATCACCGGCAAGGTGCAGGTGAGATATGCGGGCCCCGACTGTTTCAACAAGAAGCCGGACTATCGCGGCGGCGGGCAGGGACCGTCTACGGCCGAGGTCTTCGGGGCGGAAGGCATCTACCTCACACCGGGCGACGCAAGCCGGGACCTCAAGATCAGGCAGTTCCGGGAGAGGTTGATCGTCCCGAAAGACGGCAGGATGCCCATGCTGGTGGTCTACAAGACCTGCGACCAGTTCATAAGGACCGTGCCCCTCATCCAGATCAACCCGAAGAACGTGGAGTACATCATCGACGACGGGGAATGCCACGCCTTTGATGATGCTTGTCATATCTGCATGGCCCGCCCCATCGCCCTTGAGCTGCCCACACAGCTTGAGATGCCGAACATGGCGGCGATATTCGTGGACAAGATCGAATCCGACGACGTTACCGACCCCCTCATGGAGGTCCTGGGACTCGACGGGCAAGGAGAGGAGATTTATGACGACTATGATTTTTAGCTGTGCGGCTGTGGTGCTGGCCCTTCTTGTGGCCCTCGCTTTCCTGTACCTCGGCTTCTGGATGGGCCGACAGGTGGCGGAGCGCCCCATTGACAGGCAGGCAAAGGCGTACTCCCCGGGTGCGCCGGTCCTTGACGAGTACGATGCATACGAAGAGGCATTGAAAGCCCCGGGCCTTGACGCTGAGACAAAGGAGGCAGACAGGTGATTGACCCCGACAGACTGAGAGCGGCACTGGAAGAAGAGGGGATGCTGGCGGTACCGACTCCCCCGCTCCCCGACAAGTACACGATGTGGATACTCTGCGAGATCTGCTACGAGGTTATAGCGATCGTCGATATCCGGGAGCTGTGCCTCCCGCTCAAACCCGAGATGTTCCGCTCCGTGAGCCCGACCCGCGACATGCCGCCACCCTTCGCCCCGGGCGTCGACTTCGAATTCATGCTGTGCCCGCACTGCCGGCACCGGTTTGCGGTCGAGGAGAACAGGATCAGGACGCAGGACGGCTTTTACACCGTACCGGACGAGCTGCCGGTCATCGAGGAGGAGGCGCCCGCAGAGGTGCCCGCCGGCGATCGCGTACCCGAAACCGGTCCGTGGTTCGCGCTACCTCAGTTTAGCAAGAAAGGTGGAGATCAAAATGGTCATAAAGTACCTGAGAAACGGGAAAGAGTTCGAGCGGGTAATAAAGGGCAAGGCAAGAAAGACAAAGAAGTACTCCAGAAATGATCTGGTGTATGCGCTGGCGCACGAAAGGGCGCTGTTCTCTTGCGAGACGTGTAACGGGTCGACATCGCTAGGTATACATCACAAGGACGGTGTCCACGAGAACCACAGCCTCGACAATGTAATCGTTCTTTGTTGGCCTTGCCATAGGGCGGTACACAACAAGAGGTTGCAGTTGCTTTCCTAAAAAAGGAGATACCCATGGGAAAGAAGAAGACAAAAGCCAAACCGCTAAAGGGACCCAAGGTAACGGGCAAAAAGGGAAAAGGAGGAAGTAAATGAAGATCATACTGACATACATACCGCCGCTGAACAGCTTCATTCTCAACGAGACGGAGTGTGAGGGCCTACCCGAAGGCGCCCAGGTCACGGTAAAGACCCGCTGCCAGGGTGCAGGCATCGCTCCGACCGGTATCATCATCGACGTTCCGGGGAGCAAGACCCCCGACGAGCTGGCGGCCCTGCTGGACGAGGCGAACTTGAAGATCGCGGCATTCGAGGAGCAGATCGGGGAACTTGAGGCGGCGAGCGTCGAACTGGTCGCGGAAGTAGAGGAGCTGAACAAGAAGCTCGTCCCGGCCGGCAACACCACCACCGAGCCCTTCGAGCCTGGTGCCCCCGTCGAGAAGCCGGCCAAGAAGGCAGGTAAGAAATAATGGCCCTCGATCCTGCGGTGAAGACAGCAGACACGCTCAACCTGATCCCCCCGGAAGGCGACAAGGACGTCGGCAAGACCGTCTTCAAGCTCCTTGAGGCGATTATCAAGGACAAGGAGGCCCTGGGGCTCACTGGCCGCGACGGTAAGTGGATACGCAACCACGAACTCGTCCACGGCAAGCACTGGCGGAGCTCACCCCGCAAGAAGGTGCCGCTCGTATCCGCCAACCTCATCAAGGACCACGTCATCCGGACGGTGAACGAGCTGACGGACAACAACCCGACGTTCAATGTTGCCCGGTACGGCGACGTGCCCGAGGGCCAGGAGGAGAGTTTCAGCCTGATCCAGCGCATCGTGGAGAGCTGGTGGGGTGACAACGAGCAGCAGGACGACCTGGAGACCACGACCCACAACAACGAGGTGTACGGCATCACGATTGAGGGCATGACCTTTGACGCCGACGCCGAGTACGGCATAGGCGAGGCCCTGCCGGTGATCGTCGATCCTTTCTGTTTCGGCTGGTGGCCGCTCAATCTCCCGAGCGTCAAGCACCTGCAGAAGGCGGACGCCCTTCTGTACTACTACCCCATGTCCGTCAGGGAAGCCCGGCGCAAGTGGCCGGATATGGCCGACAAGATCAAACCCGACACCGACCAGTACGAGGATGCGATCGGCGCTACGCGGCGCGAGATAGGAGCCCAGGCGAACGCCATGAGTGGCCGGGGCCTCTTCCACCGGATCGGCTCAACGGTCCTCGAACTCCTGCACGCCGGCGGCATCGGCATAGACGAGGGCGAGGATCAGGTCCTTATCGTCCAGTGCTACTGCCACGACTACTCTGTGGGCGAGGGGGACAAGGACAAATACAAGGGGAATATCCGGCGGATCATCACCTGCAACGACGGCAAGGTGATCCTCGACGACTGTGATAACCCGAATATCAACCCCGGGCTGTCCGACGATATAGCGCAGCGTACCTACCTCTACGACAAATTTCCCTTCTACGCGATCAACAGCGTCCGCAACACCTCGAACGCGTGG